TGGCATGGCCGGGCCTCAACTGCGGCGTGTGCGGCTGCTTCGTGGACCTCAAGGCAGCATTCAAGAAACAACATTGTCCCATCGGAAAATGGTAAAGGCACGCATGACCCTCGAAGATGGAACGACACCGGGAGCGATGCGCCACGGCAGCATCATCATCAACGCGCTCATCGCACGCGGCTGCCGCATCGTGCCCGACCCGCTGAACAGGATACCCGCCGAGTTCGAGCAGTTCATCCTGCGCCTCGAGGAGCAGGACGTGCCACGCCTAAAGACACGGAAAAAGCCTACCGATGCCACGCTTCTCTGAGATACTGACACTGGCCGAGACCCTCGCCGTCGAACGGCAAGAGTACGAGGTGGCCGACGCCATCATGGCCGAGGAACCTTTGCGGTACGGCATCGTACGCAAGCTGACCAGAGAGCAGCAGGAGACGTACGACAAGGTCCTCAACATGGCCTTCGCCAAGCTACTGACCAAGGAATACGCCGGACCCATCAAGAAGGTAAAGCCATGAAGAGCTGGAGAGAACAAGCCGTGGACGCCGGGGCCAGCATCACGGTCGAGGCCATGTGCGTCACCGTCTACCACCCGGCCACCAAGAAGATGGTCAAGGACGTGGTGAGCATGGGCGGCATCGGGGACACCGTCGAGGCATGCTGCAAGGAGCTGGTCAAGCACATATCTGATAACGACAAATGACGCTCGTAAAAATCACAAAGCTCAAGGGCAACCCCTCCAACCCAAGGGTCCTTCGCGACGACAAGTTCGCCAAGTTGAAGGCCAGCATCGAGGCGTTCCCGGACATGCTCCAGAAGCGGCCCATCGTGGCCGTGACGGACAAGGACGGCAAGCTGATGGTGCTGGGTGGGAACATGCGGCTGAAGGCCTGTGCGGACCTTGGCATGAAGGAGGTGCCTGTGATCCTGGCCGACGAATGGACGGAAGAGCAAAGGCGCGAGTTCATCATCAAGGACAACGTGGGCTTCGGAGAGTGGGACTGGGATGCGCTGGGCAATGAGTGGAAGGCTGAAGACCTTAACTCGTGGGGCTTGGATGTGCCATCTTTCGCAACGCAGCCCGACTACTCCATCTTGGACGACGAGGATGTGCAGGGCCAGCTTGACGAAATGCGGGATGGTGTGAAGAAGGCTATCCAAATTGAGTTCGAGGCAGAACACTACGAAGAGGCTTACCAGCTTGTCAAGCACTTCCGAGATGCAGGTGGCTACGTTGGTGGCATGATCATGGAGTTCCTAAAGGCAGAGAAAGCGAAGGGATGAAATGCCTTGTGTTCATACCGTCAAAGGGCAGGCCCGAAAACGTAAAGAAGTTCGTGCTGCCATTTATGGGCAGGCTTAAACTGGATTACAAGATATTTGTAGAGCCACAGGACGCAGCGAAATACCCATTTGCTAACGTCGAGGTTATTGACGCAAACGACAAAGGTTTGGGATACGCCACGTCTTACGCAAAGGCATACGCAAAGCGGCATTTCTACGACCTTGTCTTTAAGATAGACGATGACGTCAAGGGCATCGGGGCAATAGAAAATGACATTCACAAAGTGATTGACGCTTTCAAGATTGACAAGTTAGGTGCGGTAGTGTTCCCTTACAGCTTTGAGTTCTACTCTAAAAGCACCAAGCTGTTTACAAGGGCAAACAAAAGGGTGCAAACGTGCTACATTATGAGGGAAAGGCTTTTTAGACCGTCTCCAGAGGTCAGCACATTTGAAGACTTCTATCAGTACCTGCTATTGAGAAACGATGGATATGAGACGCTCCTTTGTTCAAGGCACTTGATAGAATGCGCCCCCGTTGGCTCTGGAAGCGGTGGGCTGCAAGTGTTCGACCGTCAGGCAATGGCAAAGAAAGAGATAGCCATATTCAAGGCCATAGACCCTACTATTGACATCATCACAAAGCCGAACAAGCCGTGGAAGTACGAGCCTAAGTTCACAGACAAGAAATACAAAAGCAGGCCAATATGAAACGCATAGACCTACAGCCACAGCAGCACAGCGTCAAGATAGGCGACCAATGCCCCTACATTGAGCCGAACGTTACGGAGGATAGTCTATTCTACGCAGACGGCAAATTGATAGGATTCTATCTGAAACAGATGCCTGAGAAGATGTGCAAGCTGGCGGACTTGGCAAATGCGGAGTTCAGGAGTGCGAAAGTCCCAAAATCATCAATGGACAGAAAGAGTGCAGATGGATTTGATGAAGCGAAAGGCGTTTACAAATACAAGGTGATTACCCAGTTGTCTGTCATATTAGGGAGCGTGCCACCGAAACCACATATGCGAAGGCCTTATCCTTCAATGAGCAGCGTACATTCTGTAAAATCAGCGCAAAAGTTCGTCAAAGCGATGCTATTACTGGCAAAGGAAAGTGAGGCATTGATAGCTGAGATGATGCCAGAGCAATACCAGCAACAAGCGGAGGCTTTCAAAGCAGTTCCCGACAAATGGAAGTTCGGAAGCCTGTTCACGAGCAGCATCAGCAACTACAATATAAGCGCACCTTTCCACAGGGACAACGGAAACATACTAAACACGGTGAACGTAATCATCTGCAAAAGGCTCAACTCAAAAGGTGGTGACCTGCACGTTCCTGACTACGGGGCCACCATCGGGCAGGTGGACAACTCTATCCTCGTTTACCCTGCATGGCGCAATGTTCACGGGGTGACGCCAATCATTCCAACGCATGAGGGCGGCTACCGAAACAGCCTCGTGTTCTATCCGCTCAAGGCGTTCGTCGGCCTTGCATGAACAGTCGCCTAAACAGCCGTGAAACAGCCGAACCCGATACCAGGCAATAAGCCCTTCAAGAAGGGACAGTCCGGCAACCCGAACGGAAGGCCCAAGAAGCTGCCCGACATCGACAAGCTGCTCGCCGATGTACTGGGGGAGGAGAAGGACGGCATCACGGCGGCAGATGCCATCCTTCGGAAGCTGAGAGCGATGGCGGCATCCGGTAATATCCGGGCCATCGAGATACTGCTGGACCGCGCCTACGGCAAGGCCAAGCAGACCGTGGGCATGGAGGTAACGCAACGCATGACCATCATCGATGACATCGCACCTATCAACACAGCTATCGCCCAAGCAACGCCAAGCCTGGGGCCTGCTGAAGGGTAGGGCGACCGAGGTCCTGTACGGCGGAGCGGCGGGGGGCGGCAAGTCCTTCCTCGGTGTCTTCTGGTTGCTGTACATGTGCGAGCGGTACCAAGGGTCACGGTGGCTCATGGGCAGGGCCGTAGCCAAGACGCTGAAGGAGACCACGCTCAACTCCTTCTTCGATGTCTGTTCTATAGTCGGACACAAGGCGGGCAGGGACTACGTCTACAACCAGCAGACCGGCCAGATACAGGTAGGCCAGTCCACCATCATCCTCAAGGACCTGTTCGCCTACCCGTCCGACCCCAACTTCGACGACCTAGGCTCCCTCGAGATCACCGGCGCCTTCATTGATGAGGCCAACCAGGTGTCCGCCAAGGCCAAGGCCATCGTGGGCAGCCGCATCAGATACAAGTTAGATGAGTTCGGCCTGACGCCTAAGATGCTGCTCACCTGCAACCCGGCCCGCAACTGGGTGTTCACCGACTTCTATGACCCGTGGCGCAAGGGTAGCCTCCCCACGCACCGGGCATTCATCCCGGCGTTGGTGACCGACAACAGCCACATCAGCCCTCACTACATTGACAACCTCAAGCGCCTCGCCGGTCCCGACCGCGAGCGCCTGTTGCTCGGCAACTGGGACTACGACAACGACCCATCCGCCCTCATGGACGCCGACGCCATCATGGACCTGTTCACCGCCGACCATGTGCCCGAGGGCAAGATGTGCATCACCGCCGACATCGCACGCTATGGCAGCGACCGGACGGTCATCATGCTGTGGTCTGGGCTGCGCATGACGCACGTCACGGTGATGGACCGCAACGCGATCACCGAGGCCGCCGCCGCCATCCGCCAGCTCGCGGAGCAGGAGGGCGTCGCACGGTCGCGCATCGTGGTGGACGACGACGGCATCGGTGGCGGCGTGGTGGACCTGCTCCCCGGATGCGTCGCCTTCAAGGGTGGCGGCAAGGTCATCGGCAAGGGCGAGTACCAGAACCTCAAGGCGCAGTGCAGCTATGAGCTGGCGGCGCACGTCAATGATGGCATGGTGGCGTGGGAGCCTGATGGGTGGCATGACGAGGTCAGCACCGAGCTGCGATGGGTCAAGAGGGACAAGGTCGACAGCGATGGCAAGCTGCGCATCCTCGGCAAGGACAAGGTGAAGGAGGGTCTGGGGCGGTCGCCGGACTTCGCGGATGCCATGATGATGAGGATGGTGCTTGAGCTGCGTGGTGATGTGGTCGGCTCCGACTACCTTCGCACCAAGGGAAAACGGCACCGCCACGAGGCGTTCGTCGATAACATACGCAAGAGCATCAGATGAGCAAGTTCATCACACTCCATGAGCCGGACGGCTCCAGCCACGACTACCGGATCATGCCGTTCGAGGACCTGACCATCGCGGACTGGTACGACATCACCAACCCGCCCATCGCGCCCGACGATG